CGGGTAGCGTCTGGCCGCAGTCAACTCCACGATCGCGTCCATGACCGCACGCTGCTTCGCGGTAGTGCCCGCGGAGCGGGCACGGCGGATTGAGGTCGAGGTTACGGTCATGCTGGGCCTCCGATTCGGATCGGAACTAAGTCGCCATACCTAGTGACGCGAGAAAAAATCTGCTCCTCACCAAGAAGTCGAAGCCGTGCGTAGTTGAGAACCCTTATGGCTGACACGGAGTGCATCTTGGGAAGCCCAATATCAAGCACTTTTTTCTCGACCATCTGAAAATCGGACGGCTGCGATACGTCGATGAATGCAAGAAACTCTTGCGTAAGGCTGCGGTCCTCGTCGTCATTCACTTCGATCTTCAACTTCGGTTCGCTGACAGGCTGCGGACGAGACGCACGCTTCCTTGCGGATGCCAACTCACGATATGACTCAAGAATCCACTTGAGTTGCGGGTAGAGGGTGTCGTTATTCCGCTTTACGTTCCGCAGCGCGTCGTAAAGCATCGGCTGATCGAGAGCGTGGAGGTCGTCGTGCCAAAGACGACGCTCCTCGTCTGTCCATTGGCACTGCGGCCAGAGCTGGTTTATCGCGGTACGGTTTTCGTCCCAAGTTCTCACAGGTTGCCTCCTACCGGTTTGCGTGCTCGGCCACGGGATGCGTCCTTCGGGTCGGCAAACTCACCGGCCCGAATCCGATCCACGAACGTGAAGAACCGCGTCACCGGGAGCGGCCTATCGAAATACTCACGGCTCGGCAGCATCGCGAGTGCTTGGTGGGCGTGCTGCAGCCACCCAGGGGTAGCAGCGAGGTCAATCCAGCCGTCCGGCGGCGTCAGGTGCGGCCACGGTTCGGCCCTCTCGGATTGGTTCCAAGAGGCCACGAAAGAGTCCCACTCTTCGGCTGCCCATCCTGCTTGGCGAAACTCGTTCTCGCCGTCCCCGTGTGTGTGTGTGTTTTCGTTTTGGGATGGGGCAGGGGATGGAATTGGAGATGGGGATGGAGATGGAGATGGAGGCGATGTTTTTGCGATGCCGTTTGCGATCGCTTTGCGATCGGTTTGCGATCCGTTTGCGATCGTTTTGCGATCGCCCCACCTCTTTCGGTTCCCCTCCTGCCCAGCTTCCGACCTGGCGTCCTTCAACTCTTCGGCCTTCTCCCGATGGGCCTCCATCCTGGAGTTCCGCCGCAGCCCGTCGTCGCAGACCGGGAACTTCGACGACAGGAGCGGCCAGACGCTCCGGACGCCCGGCGACACCAGCTCAAGCCGCTCAAGTTCCGCCGGCAGGCCGCCGGAGTCCCACTGGATCACCAGCAGTCGGATGTAGTGGCCGACCTCCTCGGCCGTCCACATGGCCGTGGATGCGTAGAAGTCGCGACCGAAAAACGGGATGTAGTGGTCAACTGTTCGTGCCATTTGTCATCCAAGAACTTTTTCTGTAAATGCAAACCTTCTGAGTTGACTTTCCACGTTCCTGTCCGTTGGATTTTCGCACCGATAGAGACTCCACAAATCATTCCACGCTTCGTGAATGCATCTGCGAAATATCACAGCGTCAGCCAGTGCGGCTGAGAACCAAATGTCTTTACTCAGTTTTGATGGATCGCCTGCCAAAACGATCAAGCACTGACTCTTTGCGGCAAGTCCTATCTCAACAAGAGTTCCGTATGCGTCCATTGAGTCAATCCAAGCAAAAAACAGGTCGGACCTACTTATTGCCATTTGGCATCTGGCGACCGTCGCAAATCTGGCACGCCAGTCGTCGTCATTGCATGATGCGTGCGAGTGCGGAAAGTTTTTGGCAACTAGTCCCGCGTGACCGTGACCGCCCCACGGGTCAATGTCTTTGTTCCAGTAAGGTCCGCACAGGTCAATCTTGCGTCCACCTGGCACGTTTACGGCATTTTTGATTACTGCCCACGATCCATCTTTTTCTATTAGGTTCTCATACGAGTGGATTCCTTTTGAGCCAGACCAGTCTCCGCTTTCTCCATTTCCAACAATGAGATCGCGCCAATCTCCATCCATTTTCCCTGCTAGATAAACTCGACGAATGTTCCTTGAGAAAAGAACAGTGTCTCCACCGCGTGCCTCGGATTCATTACTACAATCGAGCCCTTGGCAACTAACAGCATCGTAGCGGCCAGTGTCCCATCCGCATCCTCGGCATTTAATGTACGACCCCTTATCTTTAAACTTCTTGCTTCCGCACGCAGGGCAATGTCGCACGAAGACGTAACTCTCTGAGTAATCAACTTCCTCGGTTTCGGATGACCCTGTTATCCAGAACACTCCAGCCTTTGGATGAGCTCCAAGTGCCGCGTGACAGTCGTCGCAAAGAGTCTGCAGTTGGTCATTTTCCACAGCCCAAGGAGGTCCGCTGTAGGACAAATGGTGGACGTGAAGTGTGCTTTCTGAGTCGCCGCAGGCTAAGCACTTCCAACCATCTCTCTGCAGTATCTCAAGCCTCTTTTTCTGCCACCTTGGATCCTTGTACCAATCGTGGAACGAGTCACTCACGTCGCACCTCCAGTTGATTTCCAAAGCCTCGCCCCGGCCGTGCCATGCCCCTTCCTCCGGGCCGCGAACCCGACCGACACGATCTTGTTGTCTTTCGAGAGGCCGGCGAACACGCTCCCAAACGCTCTCGCGTCGTGCGGCACCAGGCCAAGCCGCTGGCAGTGATCCACCAGCTCCTCGCCGGTCATGGCTCGCCCGCTCTTGGTGAGTGCCTCGAGGATCGCCGCACGGGCCGCTTCTGTGTCGAAACCGGCCACCCGCACCGCCTTCGCGGTGCAGGCCGCCGCGGCGAACAGCGGCATCGATGCGATTAATTGGTCGGTCGTTTGCAGCGTCATGGTCAGTCTCCCGTCCAGTTCGTGCCCGGTCGTGGGCCGGCGTAGCCGAGTTGCTGTTTCGTGTTGCCCCACCGCTTGAACCAGGCCGCACGCACGGCCAGCTCATCGGCATATGGCCTTTCCAGGTGCATGGATTCCATCGCCACGGTGTTGGCGATCACCATCGCGGCGTGCCGGTCCTCGGCGTCGTTGATGGCTTTGATCGCATCCTCGATAGTCATGCCCCACTCCTTGCGGCAGCGATCACCGCCTCCATGTGCTCAGGCCCGTAGTGCCAGTGGCCGTGGTGTTTCACAGTCGGCTTCGGAAGGTGGGCGATCGCCATCCGCACCTCGTACCTCGTGAAACGGCGGTTGGCGGCCTCGGTCCCGGCAGCGATGAGGTCGCTGCATCGGATCCAAGTCCGGTCGCGGTCGCCCCGCAACTGCATGAACGTCACTTCGCCTACGTTGCAAGTCATGCCACAGTCCTTTGTGTATTGGCCGCGTGACGTGCGGCGTACGGTCGAGGTCACCGGCCATGCTGGTGGAGAAGCCACCCGGCCCCCGGCTGCGGAGTTATTTCGCGACCACCGCTTGCGCTCTCCCCGCGGCCGATGAATCGGCAGCCGCTTGGTTTCCGGCCGGGAGCGGCCGGCGAAGTTCCTCGATCAGTAGGTCGATGCGTCGGCGGCGTTCTTCCAGCGTCTTCGCCGCGGCCTCGTCAGCTTCCTCGCGGGTGAAGAACCACTCGCCGGCCATCACTTCAAGGACGAAGCCGTAGTCGGCCTTCACGAAGACATCGTCCCCGACGAGCACGGTCTGGCCCGTCTGCCGGAAATACTCAGTCACCGGGAAGTTGCTTGCCACCGTGCGAAATACTTGTGCCATTGGGTTTTTCCAGTTTCCAGAAAGTGGTAAATGGTCAGAAGGGAATGTCGTCATTGGATGCACCGCTGGCAGCGTCGGCCTTCTGCGTCGGCGTGCGGTTCACAGGCCGATCGCGGATCTCCTTCGGAAGCGGCTCCGCGTTCGGCTTGTATTTCACGACCTTTACGAAGTCGTTTCCGGCCTTACTAAGTGCGATCACGGTCTCAACGGTGACGACCTGGCCCTTGAGTTGGGTTTCGTCCCACTCGCCGGCTGGCGGGTCAACGCGAGCCGACCGGCACAGTGCTTCAACCGAACCGCGGCGGTCACACGGGATCGAGTCGAACACGGCCTTGATTCCCTTGCCAAAGTCGAGCCGCACGGTGAGGCACGTCCCTTCTCCGTTGGTCTTTGACTTCGCCCAATCCTTCGGCTGCAGCTTGACCCAGCCGATCGTTGCGACGTGCGTGCCGTCCGGGCAGAGCTGCTCGGCAGCGGTGTCGGTGGCGGTGTCGCTTGCTTCTCCAAAATCGTCCCAGTTCATGACTCAATCTCCGGTGTGTGCTTGTTGCCGACTCTCACGATCCGATCCGCGTCACCGATGAGGGCGTCGTCAATGATGGACTTCGCCCGGTTGAACGACACGGCCCCACGCTTGAACGCCAGTGCCGTGTCCTCCACGATTTGCATAGCCGCCGCATGGCGGGCTTCGTTGTCTCGCTCCTCGGTGCTGCTCACGACGCCACCTCTTGGGGCTCGAGTTGGTCGTGGCGGGCTGCGATCAAGCCGCGGAGCTGGTCAGCCTGCTCCGGCGTGAGCTTTTGGTTCGACTCGGCCTCATCGACCTGGTTGCCGATCTCACCGAGAGACTCGACCGTGTCGCACTCCGCGATCCGATCTCGCCACGACTTCGGCTTCGGCTTGGCGGCCGGCTCCGACGCGAATAGCGGGGCAAGGGCTTCGATGGTCATGGGCAGTTCCGGAGCCAATCCGTAGCGGTTTTTGGCGTCAAAAGCCGCCGTCCGCTCGGTGTGCAGCACACGCTCCCTGCCGCCCTTGGCTCGCGTCCGGCCGTCCTCGCCGGCCACCAGCTTCGTCCGGTAGTTGGCGAACAAAATGCAGTCCGCCCACTCTTTCACCAAAGGCCCGCTCTGCTTCGTCAACTTCAACTCGTAGCGGTCGTAGCCCTCGTCCATATCTGGTGGGCTCACCCGCTTGACGGTGGAGTGGCCCACCATCACGACGTTTACTCCCTGGTCGATCAGCGAGTCGCAGACCGACAGAAGACGGCCCACCGACTCGGCCACCATCGTGTAGCCCTTGCCGAATCCGAAATCCTCGATCGACCGCTTATTGGCCTTCTTGAGAAGGTGGTCGATCAGAAGCCGCTCGGCCCAGTCGATTGAGTCGATCACGACCGTCTTGAAACCTTGGTTGTCGCGGATCAGTTCGTGGAGGGCACCTTCAAGGTCAGCCCACGACGCAACCGAAACGCGGGCAACGTCCAGGTGGTTCGTCCCGTCCTCTGTGTCGAGCACCACCGCATTCGGAAACTGGCTTGCCAGAGTGGACTTGCCGATCCCCTCGACGCCGTAGGCGATGACTCGCTTCGCCGTCTTCCGTACACCGCGTGTGATTTTCATACTTGGATTCCTTCCTCTTGAGCCCACCTCTCCATCTCACTCACGGCCGTGCGGACCATCCGCACGTCGCCGTCAAAACTTCGACTCTGCCCTTCGACCGCACCGACACTCGTGAGCATCAGTCGTGCAGCCCTCAACAACTTCAACGCTCGGCAGAGACCCAACGCGGCCTTGCCGTCCACCACCTTCACACTCGCCCGCTTCGGATCTACTCCGCTCGGCATTTGGAACCTCCAGTTCACTCCTTCGGATTGACACATGACGCGGGGCGTCGATCCCGATCCTGACCACCGGCTGGTAGCCGTCGAGCTTGTAAATCGCGGTCACCAGCACCGTGATGTCCGGCCCGATCTGAATCGCTTCATCCACGCGACGACTGAGAACTAGCACTACCGACTCCGTTTCTGTGCCGGTTTGCCAGCCCTGGCTCGCCGGGGTGTCTCCTGTCCA